AGTTGGATATATGTTTGCACGTCTATTGAAACGCGCCTACAGCAACCAGACAAATATTACTTGGGATATATCGCTGAAGCATTACAAAGGCGCAATGCTCGGCCACAACTTCATTGGTGCCACTCATGGTGACAAGGGTAAGAACAATTATCTTGCAAAATACCTAGACGAGTTTGGCTTCATGTTAGGCACAGCGCAGAATCGCGAGCTGTTCACGGGGCATCTGCATTCAGAGATGAGCAAAGACCTAGGCGGATTCGTTCAGCGTCAAGTATCGACTCGCAAGCCAACCGACAAATGGACTGATGATATTGGCGTGGTTGCTCACAAAACGTTTGAGCTGGTCGAATACAGCGACCATGATACGAGGGCGATCTACTATGTGTGAGGTGATTTCATGGCTCAAATGATTACAACAAAATACGGTGTTTACATGCCAAAAGTCGAGGCATGGATCATCGCCAAGATTGACCGAGAAGAGCGCCAAAAGAAGAAAGTTCAGGAAGACAAGAAAAAGCGTGGGAGGTGTGGTGATATGTGATGAAACTAAGCAAGCGGCAGAAAGCATTCGCTGATGCCTATCTTACCAACGGAGGCAACGCTACAGAGGCTGCGAGAGCCGCTGGATATTCGCCGCACAACATTGGGGCTAACGCAGCGAAAACCCTAAAAAACCCTAAAATTCAAGCCTACATGAAACGGCGACTGCAACCGATTGAACGCAAGGCTGATCTCGATGTTGATAAGGCAATTATCCACTTGCTTGATATTGGCATGGGCCGTGAGATCACTGCCAGAAACTCGACATATGATAATCTTCAAAAGGCAATGATTGAGGACACGACAATGAAATATTCGCCGGGTCCTAAGCAGCAGGTTGAAGCTCTTGAATTGTATTTGAAGTATAAGGGTATGCTCAGGAACTCAAGCAAGGAACTCGAAGATCAGCAGGTTGCCAAAACTAAGGCTGACGTTCGCAAGTCTAAAGCTGAGGCTGACATCATGGAAGCCAAGGCTAGTGCTTATCGCACACCAGAAGGCCAAAATGGAGGACTGAACAAGCTTTTGGCAGCAATTGATGAGAGTATTCCAAAGGGCGGTGATGTCAATGACAACCCCGATTGATCAATTCAAAGGGAAACAGTTAGACATCATCAACTGGTGGCGCCGCTATCCAGACAAGCAGACTATTATTGCTGATGGTGCTGTGCGTTCCGGAAAGACGTTTGCAATGTCGATCAGTTATGTTTTATGGAGCATGATTATGTTTGACCGCGAGCAATTTGGGATTGCCGGTAAAACCATTGGATCATTACGCCGAAATGTGATTAGGCCACTCAAACAAACGTTGCAACAAGTGGGATTCTCGGTTGTGGATCGGCGTTCAGAAAATATGCTTGAAATCAGCATTGATGGAAGAACCAACCTATACTACTTATTCGGTGGTAAAGATGAAAGCAGCCAAGATCTGATTCAAGGGATCACACTTGCCGGAATGTTCTTTGATGAAGCAGCTCTCATGCCACAGTCGTTTGTCAATCAAGCGACAGCGCGTGTTTCCGTTACTGGCGGCAAATACTGGTTCAATATGAACCCAGAGGGTCCGTATCACTGGTTCAAGACTGACTGGATTGATCAAGCAGACGATAAACGCGCATTGCGTCTCCACTTTGTGATGACGGACAATCCAAGCCTGAGTGATGAAGTTATTGACAGGTACGAACATATGTACTCAGGAGTGTTTTACCAGCGATACATTCTGGGACAATGGGTTCTGGCTGATGGAATTGTCTACGACAACTTCAATAAAGACGGGATGGTCAACAATCCAAGCCAGCAGCCAAGCCGATACTATGTCAGTGTGGACTATGGCACACAGAACCCCACAGTTTTTTTACTTTGGGGTAAATGTGGGTCTGTTTGGTATTGCCTCAAAGAGTACTACTACGATGGACGGCATAGCAGCAGACAGAAGACAGATGATGAATACGCTCGGGATTTCAGCCAATTTGTCGGTGACATACACTGTGAAGTGATCGTTGACCCCTCAGCGGCTTCATTTATTACCAAACTGAGAGAACGTCGCTATCGGGTTATTAAAGCTGATAACGATGTGCTAAACGGCATTAGAGAAACTCAAACGGCCATGAACTCTGGCGAGATCAAGTTCACACCTGGGCTAACTAATCTGCTCAAAGAGTTCGCTTCTTACGTATGGGATGACAAGGCCAGCCAAAAGGGCGAAGACAAAGTGGTCAAGGCGCATGACCACGCAATGGACGCCATGAGATATTTTGTCATGCAGGTAATCAAACGGAGAAATGCAGCTCATACGTTCAAGAACACAAGCAAATACTTCTAAGGAGGTGGCCATCATATTAACAGTTCAAGGGAAAGGCTCAATCACAGACGGAGATGTGTTTATTTTTCCGACCGATGAAGAATTGACTGGCGATGACATCAATGCGTTTATTGCAGCCAATGATGATTTGGTTAAAAGCAAGTACCTTCCAGCAAAGAAAATGTACCTCGGTCAGCACCAGATTATTGATGAGGCGAAAAAGGATCATGGGCCAGATAATCGTCTTGTTGGCAACTTGGCTCATTATATCGTGGATACCTACAATGGGTTTTACATTGGCATTCCACCAAAGATCACGCTTGACAACACACAGGACAACACCGTGCTGCAAGAGTGGAACGATACGAACAGCGTTCAGGACAAATTAAGCGAGATCAGCAAGCAAGCAGCCATATACGGACGGGCGCTTGCTTTTTTGTACCAGGACGAAGACAGCAAGACATGTATTGCATACAGCTCGCCTATCAATTCATTCATTGTCTATGACGACACGGTAGCGCACAAAGCCATTGCGTTTGTCATGTATTGGCACGATGAAGACAAGACGTTAACCGGAAAGGCATATCTGAAAGATGGCATATACGCTCTTGATATGACACGTCTCGAAGGAACAGACGGATTTAACCCGTTTAACGAAGTACCAGCAGTTGAGTTCATCATGAATACCGAGCGCCAAGGCATCTTTGAGAACGTCGAAACGCTCATCAATGCTTTAGACAAGGTGCTAAGCCAGAAAGCGAACCAGAATGAGTATTTTGACAACGCGTACTTGGTTCTTAAGGGGCTGAAACTCGATGAGGACGATGACGGCAACCCCGAACTCGATCTTAATGGCAACCAGATTATCTATGCGCCAGACGCCGATTCTGCTCAAGGCGTAGCTGAATTTCTTACCAAGCCTGATGGCGATGCCATCCAAGAGCACCTCATTGATCGCCTCATCAGCATGATTTATCAGATCAGCATGGTTGCCAACTTGAACGATGTTCAGTTCTCAGAAAATAGTTCAGGTGTTGCATTGCAATATAAGCTTTTGCCAATGCGGAATCTGGCGGCCAATCAGGACCGTAAGTTCACTCAGTCACTCCGGTTGCTTTACAAGATCGCATTCAGTGTTGGGACAATCCTTCCAGAAAACAAGGCGGACAACTGGCAAAAGCTTAATTTTGCATTCACACGTAATTTACCGGAAAGCACTACCGATGAAGCAGATGCAGCTTCTAAGCTTAAGGGGCTTGTATCAGATCAAACCATGCTAAGCACTCTTTCGTTTGTCGATGATCCTAAGGCTGAGATTAAACGTATCGCTGATGAGACCGCACAAAAAGCAAAAAACGCTGCTACTAACAGCGCATCAAGTCCAGACTTCCAGAAATATCTGAATGGCGGTGATGCTGATGGCGAAGACGACTCAGAAACAGATAGCAAGTAATTCTGCATATTGGAATAAACGAACGGCTGCTGAAAGAAAGTGGATTACTGAGAACCTTAAGAATGACGAGGCGTTCAATGCCCGAATTCAGGAATACTTTGACAAAGCTTTAACCGACATTCAAAAGGATATTGATTCAGAGCTTGCCAAGTATGCCGCATATAGCAACGACAGTATGGCCGGTGCGCGTCAAGCAGTGATGGCCACCGATATTAAAGCTTATCAAGCGGAAGCAAAGTCGATCGTCGATGATGCTAGAAAGATGTACAACGGCGAACCGGTCAAATATTCCGACTTTAGCAAGGATGTCAATGATCGTCTCAAGCTGTACAACGCTACCATGCGGATTAATCGCTTAGAAATGCTCAAGAGTGAGATTGGTCAAGAAATGCTTGATGCACACATGAAAGTGAACGCTGATCTAATCTCAAAATTGAGCGATGATTATCAATCCGAGGTCAAACGGCAAGCCGGAATACTTGGAGAGACGGTATCTAAGGGCGGCTACACTGATTTAGCCAAGCTGCTCTCCAAACGAGAGGGAGATTACACCTTCTCACAGCGCATTTGGATCAACCAAGACATTCTTAAGACTGAACTGGATGAACTGTTGACATCCGCCACCATTCAAGGACAGAGCCCACTAAAGATTGCTCGCAAATTACGCGACCAAGTAGCGGACAAAGTTGACAATTATCGGTATGTGACAGAACGAATTGCACGTACTGAGTCAGCCCGGGTTCAAACACAGGCGCAGCTGGACAGCTTCCACAAATTTGGTTATAGCTATTGCAAATGGGTAGCTGAACCAGATGCGTGTGACGTGTGCAAGGAGATTTCAGAAGGTGGCAGAACAGGTGAAGGCATATACAAGGTTGATGATGTGCCGGATATTCCCGTCCACCCAAATTGCCGATGCTCCATTGCGGCTTATGCACCAGACGATGAAGCTGAATAATTTCTAAGCCGCAGCTAGCGGCTATTTTTATGCAATCAAGTCCAAGCGTGATCGACTCTAAAAGCTCCGGTAAATTAAGACGCAAGCCTGATCCGTCTAAAAAGCTGTGGAAGGAGTTCTGAACATGATTCCTAAGATTTTAATGCCGATGAATTTGCAATTTTTCGCTGAAGATACTGGTGCTGACGGTAGTCAAGAGAACCAGCAAAACAACGAATCTCAAAGTGACAATGACGCCAACACTCAAGACTCGGAAAATGACCAAGACAGTTCTGATGAAAGCTCTGATCAGCATACCTACACCGATGAACAGGTCAACGATATTGTTAAAAAGCGTCTTGCTCGTGCCGAGAAGGAAAAGCAAGCTGCCGTTGACGAGGCTGCAAAGCTGGCAAAGATGAATGCCGACCAGAAGAAGGATTATGAGCTAGAAAAAGCTCAAAAAGAGCGAGACGAACTCAAGTCACAGCTTGCCACCTATGAAATGGGTAAACAGGCTCGATCGATGTTTGAAGACGCCAAGCTGACGGTCACAGAAGACGATTTGCAGCACGTTGTAACGCCAGAGGCGGAATCAACTGAGGCAAATGTCAAGTGGCTCATTGTGCATGATCAGGCAGTAGCTGAAGGTGTCCGTCAAGAGTTGCTTAAGGGCAGCACACCCAAAACTCACGGTTCAAAGGTGGAGACTCCAGGTGCGGCATTTGCTAAGCAACGGAATCAGCAGAGCCAAGCTGTTAACGATCCATGGAAGCAAAAATAAGGAGGTACTTTTATGTACGCAGGTAAAAAGGTAACCGCATCTGAGATCAACTTCTTAGATAGCGAAAAATTCGTTTCATTCACTCGCCAAGCCGACAGTTCAACTGATGGTGTCGTAAATGGTGTATTGCCAGCAGGTTCTATCTATCCCAAGAACGATGCAACGGCAGTCGGTGTGACTATCAATGATGTTGATGTCAGCGAAGGGTCTCAACCGGTAGGCGTCATCGTTGAAGGATATGTGAACGCAGCTCGCTTGCCAGTCAAGCCGTCCGCTGATGCTATCACTGCGCTGAAAGAAATCAATTTCAGCCACGTTTCTGACTAAGGAGGATTAACTTATGCCAGCTATTTTAGATTTGTTTAATCAAAAGACGGTTCTTGATTACGTTCAAAACCGCCAGTATCCGCAATTACTTGGGGACACCCTATTCCCATCAACCAAAATTAATCAGTTGGATTTTGAATTTCTTCGTGGTGGGTCTAAGACGCCTATCGTGGCATCTATTTCTGCATTCGATACGGAAGCGGAGATTGGCAGTCGTGAAGCGAGTGTTCAGGCCGCTGAACTTGGCTACATCAAACGCAAGATGCAGCTTAAGGAAAAGGACCTGATCGCATTACGCAATCCGCGCACACCGGCTGAACAGAACTACCTGACCAGCCTTGTGTACAACGACTTGGATGTTTTGGTTCAAGGCGTTTATGCACGCGTTGAAAAGATGCGCATGGAAGCTTTGGCAACTGGGAAGATCACCATCAATGAGAACAATCTCAACTTCAATGTTGATTACCATGTCCCAGAAGAGCACCAAGTTGCCGCAACTACTTCTTGGGATGCTGATGGTGCTGATCCGATTAAGGATTTGCAAGACTGGTTTGCACTGCTCGACTACGTGCCAACACGTATCCTGACTTCTTCCAAGGTACAGACTGCCCTGATTCGAAGTAAAGCATTTGCTGACTACTTCAAGACGGCAGGCCTGTTGCCTAGTGTTGGCAGTCTCAATGCGGTTATGCAGTCGTTCGGCTTGCCAACCATCGTGACGTATGATGCCAAGTACCGCAAGCAGGGAGCCGACGGTATCTATACCGTTGAACGGTACTTCCCAGAAGACACCTTGGTAGCATTTGGTGATGACCAGCTCGGGCAAACCGTTTATGGCCCTACCCCTGAAGAGTCTCGTTTGATCGCAACTCCGGGTGTTCAACAGGGAACTGTTGGCAATGTGTTCACCACCGTTTACGAAACCACGCAAGATCCAATTGCAACATGGGAAAAAGCAGCAGCCACTGCACTTCCTAGCTTTCCAGAAGCTGAGAACGTCTTGCAGGCCAAGGTGCTGATCCCAAAACCGTAGCGCCGTCTGGAAATGACGACGGCTTCGACCCTAGCGGAGATGTCAAACCAACGAGTGCTCAAACCGTTGATGAGATCAAAGCATGGCTGGACGCCCACAGCATTGATTACACTGGGAAGACTTTGAAGGCAGACTTGCTTGCGCTTGTCCCTTCAAACTAGCTTGAAAACCGTCGCTTATGAAAACCACAGTGCTGCGAAAGCAGGGCGGCGGAAAGGAGGCATAACATGGCTGATACCGATCCAGTAACGCTTGCGGATTTGAAGACGATGATGGAAATCAAAACTGATGCACAAGATGATGTGCTGAATCTCATCATCACAAACACCACGCAGGCCTTACGATTTAAACTCGGTTTGCGGACAGATGAGGACTTCCCTAGTGAGTTGGCCTACATTGCCTTGGAAGTCTGCGTGCGCCGATATAACCGGCGTAAGAACGAAGGCATGACATCTTATGAGCAGGAGGGGCAGTCGTTCGCTTTCAAGTCCAATGACTTCGATGATTTCGCTGATGACATCAACGACTGGAAAGAAGCCAACGGGAAGAATGCCAAGTCTCTTGGTACCGTTAGCTTCATTTCTGGCTATCCAAAGAGGTGATCATATGCGGTTAGATCATGAGGTTACATTCTGGCTTGAGGATGAAGAATATAATCCGCAAACGCATCAATACGGTGATGTTAAAAAGATGGCCACTGCAGTTGCTAGCGTCACCGACATGGGAACCGACAAGAGCGTTCAGCTATTCGGAAACTATGCTCAAAAGGCAAAAGTGGTTCGATTAGTTGAGCCGATCACGGTCAATTGGAGCTATTTAACGATTGACGATGAAGCAACTCATTATGCCCTTAATACCGACCGTGTTCCGCTTCAAAATGCCACTTTGATTGTGGGGGAGACGAAATGAGCAAAGCCAGCATCAGCTATAACATGCAGATAAAAGGCATGGACAAATTGGTAGCGGGCCTGCTTAAGCGAGCAAAGATGGATGTTGTCAAGCAAATCGTCAAGCAGCAAACAGCACAGCTCCAGACTCGATCCCAGCAAATGACGGGCGCCGTGTACGCTCATCCTACTGGTGCTACCAAGCGTGGCATCAAGTTATCGCTTGAAGATGGCGGCCTAACAGGCATAGTTGGCATGTCAATGGAATACAACCCATACACCGAAAACGGGACCCGTTTCATGCGGGCACGTCCTGTATTGAAGCCTGCGTTTCTTTATCAGAAAGTTCAGTTTATTAATCAGCTTAAACAAGCAGCAAAGTAGGTGATTCAAATCACATCACCAGAGCAAGAACTCTACGATTACTTCTATGCGTTTTCGCAGTCAGCTGGGTACAAGACTTACGACCATTTGCCCATGCAGCAGGAGAACGCCCCGTATCCATTCGTCATTGTTGGGGATATTCAAGTTGTTCCTACTGCAACAAAGACGTCACTCAATGGCAATGTGCTAATTACCATCGACATCTGGGGCGATAAAAAACAGCGTTTCACCATATCTGATATGGCGGAGCGCTTTTTTCGTGCCGCAATTGGGCAAGTACTAACTGATGATTACCGATTCTATGGACGTGTAGAAGATCAGTCAAAAGAGTTCACACAAGACCAGAGTGTCCCTGACACGGTTCTCAATCGAGCCACGCTGATACTCAATCTCAATATTTTATAGGAGGCCACAACATGGCAAATGAATTAAAAGTGCTAGAAGGCATGGACGTTGTTGCCTTGGCTCGCAAACATAGCGATCAAGCAACGGTTAGCGGTCAAGTTATCCCTTGGCAGACGTCACTGTCATTTGACCCGTCTGTTGACAGTGATTCCACTGTTACCAAGGACGGCAATGTCGCAACACGCAGTTCGGCAAGTACCGATCTTGAAGTCGAGTTCCTGAATAACACAGCCGCAATCGCAGACGTAATGTATGACTCACTGTTTGACGGTGAATTGCTCGACTTCTGGATTCTCTACCGCAAACGCAAGAACGCTGCTGGCAAGTATTACGCATGGTACATGCAAGTAACCGTGCAAGAAGACAGCAGCGACAACGATCCTGACGATCACTCGACTCGTGATGTCACATTCTCAGTTAACGGTACGCCTAAACGCGGCTGGACTACGCTCGATGATGAAACTCAGGAACAGGTTGATTACGTATTCCTTGGGGTTGGCAAGGTCACCGAATCCGATGCAACCGGTGGTGGCACAGTTTGGGACAAGGCTGTTGATCCGGGTACTAACACTGCTGATACCGCACCAGCTCAGGGCGGCACTGGAGAATAAACGGGCTCACAGTTAGAAATCAGTCGCCTAAGAAAGTCACAGTACGGGTGAAACCCGGGCGGCTTTAAAAGAAAGGACTTTAAATCATGCAATTAACCATTAACGGTAAAGAATATGAACTTAACTTTGGGGTCCGCTTTGTTCGCGAACTCGACAAGACAATTGGGGCCTCGATCAAAGGAATCAATTTCGGCATGGGAGTTGCTAAGGCTTTGGTTGGGCTAGGGTCATATGACTCCGCGGTTCTTTCGGATGTCATCTATGCCGCAACTGCCGTTTCTAAAAAGCGACCAAGCACAAAAGAGGTCGATGACTTTATTGATGAAGACGGGACCGACTTAGACTCACTGTTTAAACAGATTCCGGAAGAAATGCGAGCTGCTAACGCGGTCAAAGCGGCAACAAAAAACATGAAGGCCTAGATAAGGACGACAGCAAGACAAGCGAGCAACAGTATCGCGAAATCTTGCTAAATTCGTTAGCCTATCTAGGCTTTTCTAATATTCGAGACATTGAACGTATGACACTTGTTGAGTATGAGCTGCGTATGGAAGCCTATCAGCTTAAGCAAGTCGATAGGCAGAACGAAATTGCACAGCAAGCATGGATGAACCAGCAAGTGCAGGCAACAACTGGGAGCAAGAATCCTAAGCCGAAGTTCAAGACATTTGATGACTTCTTTGACAAGAAAGTAGTTGTTGACCAAGTGCGTTCAAACTATGAGCCCGATTATGAAATCTCACTTATGAGCAAGACAGAATTAAAGCGTTCTCGTGCCCAAGTATTTGCAAAAAGGATGGCCGAATTCCAGCAATTAAAACGCGAGGGCAAAATCATTCCGTTATCTGAAAGAAAGGAGGGAGCACATGGCTGATAGTTACAGCGTTGAGGCCATCTTGTCAGCCGTTGACAAGAACTTCTCGGGAACATTTGAGAACATGTCATCGGTTGCAAACAGTGCAGTAGATTCAATCAGCAGTGGGCTTGCCTCATTGGGCAAGTATACGGGCATTGCTGGTGCCGCGATAACCGCTATGGGTGTCAAGTCTTTGAAGTCATATGGCACATTTGAGGCCAGTCTTAACAAAGCAGCCGTTGTTGCCGGTGGGACTGCAAAAAACATTGGTGAATTAGCTGATGTGGCTAACAAGATGGGCGCAGACCTTCCGTTGAGTGCGCAAGACGCTGCTGACGCTATGGTTCAGATGGCTCAAGATGGTGCTGACTTAGATACAATCAAAGAAGAGTTTCCAGCAATCGCTAAGGCCGCTACAGCGGCTGGTGCTGATTTGCAGGCCACTGCTGGGGTTGTTCAAGTTGCTATGAACATTTGGGGCAAGAGTATAGGCTCCTCAGCGCAGGCAGCGGCCGTTCTAACAGAGACTGCCAACGTATCTAATGCAACTATTGAGGATATGCAGCAGGCATTTGCCGACGTTGGTTCTATTGCAAGCACCGTTGGTTACAATATGCAAGACACGGCGACAGCAATTGGGCTTATCACTAATCATGGTGTTCCTGCCGCACAGGCCGCGCAAGACTTGAACTTCGCATTGACACGTATTATCAAGCCATCAAAAGCGGCCTCAGAAATGGCAAGCAGTCTTGGAATCAGTTATTATGATGCGCAAGGCAAAATGCGCTCTTTGCCAGATATTCTTAGCCAAATCAATAAGGCAACAAGCGGTTTAACTGAAAAACAACAGCAACTTGCTCTCACAACCATGTATGGGACAGCCGGATATAAGGCGTTGGGTCCTTTGTTGGAAGGAGTTGCAAGCACATCCGATAACGCCAGCCAAAGCTGGACCGCGATGAGTAAAGCCATTTATGGTGCTTCCTCCAGCGCTGATGTTGCTAATACGGTTCTTACCAACAGCGCTAACGAGATGCAAAAAAACATTGGGTCAAAGATTGAACAGATCAGTGGTAACTGGGAATCACTTCGTAACACGGCCATACATGCTAATTCCGATATCAACTTGAGCATGTTGGATACCATCAACAAGGTATTGGTAATGGCCGGTAACTCGGACTCCGCACTTGGACAGATGGCTCAAAGCTTTATTGGTTTATCAACCGTTATTGGTCCCGTAATGACAGGCTTTGCTGGATTTGCAACTCAAGCAAATGCTGTTCGTACCTTCTTGGGATTAGGGAGCAAAGAAGCCAGCGGTTTTTCCAGGGCTCTCTCTGGATTGACGGACACTAGCAACATTAGTGCTGCTTTTGACGGAATGAATAGCAAAGTGAGAGGCTTTGTTTCAGCAACCCAAAGTGCTCCAAAGGGAATCAGCAATTTTGTTTCAGCATTAAAAGGTATCGAACAGATTGGACCAGAAGGATTTGATTCTTTGAGTTCTGGCATGCAGAAAGTTGTAGGACTGACTGCTAATGCATCAACGCGCATGCAAAGACTCAACGGAGGCATTAGTTCACTTGCCAATTCAGTTGCATCTCATTTTCCGGCCATGAGTGCAAGTGTTTCATCATTTTCATCAACGTTCAAAAAAGGATTATCACTGTCAGCAATAGGCAACCCGTTTGGTGAGCTGCCAAGCATGATTAGCAGTTCATTGTCTAGCATGACATCAATCGTATCTTCAAAGCTGGCTCCATTGAGCGGCTTATTCTCTACACTAGGAAATGGAATCTCATCAGGTTTATCTACATCATTTGATCTAGGGACTTCAATCGTTTCTAATGGCATGACTGCAATGGCTGGAGTAATGAAGATGGGCTTGTCAGTTATCGGACCTGCGGCTGTCATTGCGGCTCTTATTGCTGGTCTTGGTATGGTAAACAATCAGTTTGGCACACAGATACAAGCAATGCTGCAGACGGCGACTACACAGGGCCCACAAGTAATCACTCACTTTGTTACAGGGATTGTTAGTGCAATTCCGCAACTCATTGCATCCGGAGAAGCCTTAATTACGACATTGCTAAATGCAATCACCGCTAATCTCCCTGCGATTATCACTGGTGGAGTTCAGATTATCACCACATTAGTTAACTCACTAACATCCGGTGGTGGTAGTGCAAACATGCTGAATGCTGCTATTACGATGATCACAACGCTTGTTACCGGGTTAGTTGGAGCACTGCCACAATTAATGTCGGCCGGGATAAATTTGATTATGGCTCTTGTGAATGCCATTGTTGCTAATCTACCAATGCTTATCACTGCGGCTATGCAAATGATTCAAACGCTCGCAACGGGGCTACTCCAAAACATGAGCCAGATTATCAACGGTGCTATGCAAATTGTTCAAGGACTGGTTACAGGAATATCTCAAAACTTGCCTGCAATCATAAGCGCTGCCGTAGAAGTTATCACGGCTCTGGTTAGTGGGCTTATTCAGAATATTAATCAGATTATCAGTGCTGCTCTACAGCTGATAACCGTATTGGCAAATGCAATAATTGACAATCTACCAATGATTATTGATGCGGCTGTTAAGCTTATTATTGCTCTTGCAAATGGCCTTATGGACAACCTGCCTCAGATTATCACCGCCGCAGTTGAAATCGTCATTAAGCTTGTTGGAACACTTATTCAAGAAGCTCCCAAGCTACTAGGGGCGGCTATTCAACTAATTGGATCACTCGTGGCCGGGCTTATTAATCATATTCCTGACTTGTTCAAAGTCGTAGGACAGATCGGGTCATACTTGCTGAAAGAAATTAGCCATATTGACCTTCTTGCCGCCGGCAAAGCGATTATGAATGGATTCTTAAAGGGGTTAGAAGCTGCTTGGGAAGCTGTTAAAAACTTTGTTGGCGGTATCGCTTCATGGATCAAAAAGCATAAAGGACCAATCAGTTACGATGCTAAGTTGCTCATACCTGCTGGTAACGCAATTATGAACGGCTTAAATGCAGGGCTTACTGACAAGTTCTCAAATGTCCAAAAGAACGTTTCGAGCATGGCACAAGCTATTGCTGATAGTGCTGCTGTTACGATGCCGGCGGTGAATACTTCTCCCTTTGATGCATCATTGCAGTCGCTCAATAGCAGTGTTCAAGGAGCAACCTTGTCTTCAAATCTTGATGTCAACTACACTCGCAAGCAAACGATTGAGGTTCCTCTGTACATTGACGGACGAGAAGTTGCTCGTGCAACTGCAAACCCAATGCAAACAGAGCTTAATCGTTTGACAAAGGTAAGCAATTATCGAAAGGGGCTAGTCTAATTGTACGATTTCAGAGAAACGACACCCTTCACGGGTGCAGATGATAATCAGCTTCCAGCAGAGGCGATGCTAATCGATGGACAATACATTGAGAATCTCGTGCCCGGATATAGAACACTGCAAGTTGGTGGACGAGAGCTTCTTAAGCAATCTGCTACTAGCAATGCCATAGGCATATCTGATGGGGAAACGCTTGAGTACGTTCGAAACCCATCTCGCGAGATAACTGTTGGCTATCAGCTTGTTGCTGCTGATGATGATGCATTTCGCACCGCCTTCTATAAGCTAAGTGGCATCTTGCACGGTGACACTCATCAGGTTTCGTTCAATGATGACTTGTCTGTGTACTGGAATGCCGTGCTCACAGATGTTGACGATGTTCCTAAGGGCAGAAATGCAATCACATCTTCGTTCACTTTATTTGTTCCCGATGGCATCGCGCACTCGGTAGCCACGAAGACGTTTGACAACATGCCATACAAGAATGTCCC